CAATATTGACCCTTTTTGCACTTCTGATGATTATACTAGAATCATCACATTCTCCGGAGTGGGCTATGAGGAGGTGTCTTTGTCAGTGGTGATTAAGCGAACCTTGTCAATTCATTGTAGGATCTCTGATTCTTTTGGGATTAAAAGAAATATGGAGAAAAGCACACACTCAACAGTAGTGATGGAATTCAATTCTGTGTTTTACACTCAAAGTTCTGAAAACAGACCTGATATTAAATCTCGCTTGGCTTATGTTGATTTTGGACACTCTTATGATCCTTATCCAAATGCTCTAGAGTGTTTGACAAAAGGGTCAGAATTTCTGAGGTCAGAAGGAAGTTTGCATGGTGCTATCTGGGTTCAATTGCTTAACACTCATCTAAGCATGCTACAAAATCAAGGGGTGAGATTATTCCACGAATTGGGAGGAGAAATTTTCTCTGTTCCTCTTGAATTGGGCGGGTATGCAAAGATTGACCCAGTTGCATCAGTAATGTCTAGCAAATATGCCCCTTTGTTGTCTAACTATTCTCCTTACACAGATCCTAATCCAGAAGCATCTATTCAAGTCATGATGGAATTGAAACCAAAAGAAGTAGAAGAGGTGTCTTTAGATCCAGAGGATGCTATGAAATCTCGTGTTCCTAAAATGAGCAGATCAGGAATGGTTCACTTATGCAGAAGAGACAAACGAGATTCAAGAAAGATCAGAGAATATTTGTCTAGAATCCCAAGATCGCACTTTGTGGATTTAAGATACCCAGGTAGCAAATACTCTATGTTACCTGCTTTATTGGCTTGCATGCAACGTGAAGAGTCCACCGCTAGCATGGAAAGCGCCGCAGCTAGATACTCTATTCCTCAGACACCAATTGATGCACTAGTGTATAGAGTCAATTCTCCACTGTTGAAAAACTGGTTGGGCCAAACGTTGATCTCCCGTAGGGACTTGCACAATGCGGCAATCATGTTCTCGACTCTTAGGTCTTCTGGAGAGTTAGCGGATCTCAGCTTTTTTAAACAACTTCCAAAAGTGACTATACCTTTCTTCTATGAAGCCTTCTTGGAAGATCATAAGCGATATATATCTAGATTGAAATCACTCAAACCTGTCTCTATTGTGGCTGTGAATAAAAGAACCCATGCTTACCCTGTTAGAGAAGTGTTTGTGCCTTCGATGTGGTACGGTAACATGTTGGATGATTTCTCTCGAGAATTTAAGCCAGTAGAACTGGGTGGTCGAAGTCACATATCGCCTCAGATTTTCTTGGAAAGTTTGATGATGTTTCAAGCCAAGATGAGAGATTTGGTGGAAAGAAAACAGGTTCTCAAACTGACACTGATGGAATCAGACGCGAACAGCAAATCATTGTTTGATAAAATTGTTGTTGGAGCTTTCATGAATGGGGCTAGGTTAGTTTATGATGTTAAAGAAGACAACACCCATTTGCCAGCAGTGGAAGACAACATATCTTTTTTACTACGCATGTTTTCACGCAAAGATTGGCATCATCAATGGTCAGCTCATGGCAATCTTGATTGGGACATGCTTGACGAAAGAATAGTTGCACTAGCTTCTGCCAAAAAATTGTCATTTCTTAACTGCACAAACCTTCTAAATGCAAGTATGAACACTTCTGAATTTTTAGAATTCAATGACACCAGATCCAAAGTGGAAGTGTGGCACAATGTACAACTAGCCATGAAAAATTTTCAGAATTCGCCTTTAGTGATCAATCCTGCTAATGTTAGTTTTTCAAACAAAAATGAAGTTTTCAAGTTGGGTCAAAGTTCTGCCATTTACTCATCTCCATTCAAAATGGTTGGGGATGAAATTGTCGGAAGAGAAATCATTCAAGAGAGCACTGGTGGGAAACACTTTCATTTTTTGACAATAAACAAAGATTGTGAGTATGACATACCTAGTGACACAGCAAAGGATGTTTACAGAGTCTTGGATATTAGCACTGTTGACAGAATCAGAGTCAGAATCAAAAACACTGCTGGTTTCTTGATGTTAGTTGGTCCTGATGATTTCCCATTGCAAGTTTTGTGTTCATCATTGCCTGAGATTGACAACAAAGTTTATGTTCATTACTCTAGAGAATTAGTGACCAAAGACATAATTGCTAAACTTGACTTGAACAATATTTCGTTTGGTATGTCTGACTCATTGAAGAAAATTCTAAACTCTAACCTATTGCTGCATTATGATGATGGTGAAGGCGTCAAAGAAG